TAGAATCAATGTAAGAAGGTTGTTGATTGCAGTGAAGAAGTTCATCGCATCTTCTACTCGTTACTTAGTGTTCGAAAACAACACAGCAGCAACGAGAAACAGATTCTTATCAATCGTTAATCCTTATTTGGAATCAATCCAACAAAGACAAGGGTTATACGCATTTAGAGTGATTATGGATGAAACTAATAACACTCCAGATGTAATTGATAGAAACATTATGGTAGGAGAAATCTTCTTACAACCAGCTAAGACTGCTGAGTTTATTGTTCTAGATTTCAACGTATTACCAACTGGGGCAGCATTTCCAGAATAGATAAATTAGATTAAGTTCCCCATTTCGGTGGGGAACACAATCTTTTTTTAAAAGAACAATATTTATAATAAAGAAAAGATAACGGAGTAACATAAATGGCACAATTATTAGACCCAACTGAAGTAATGTTCACATCATTCGAACCGAAGATGTCGAACCGCTTTATTATGTATGTAGAGGGTATCCCTGCGTATCTAATTAAAGCAGCCAATAGACCTGAGATAACAAATGGTAAAGTAACTATCGACCATATCAACGTAAGAAGATATGTAAAAGGTAGAAGTGAGTGGAGTGATTTAACGATTTCTCTTTACGACCCCGTAGTTCCATCTGCAGCACAAGCTACAATGGAGTGGGTACGTTTACACCACGAATCAGTAACTGGTAGAGACGGTTACTCTGATTTCTACAAAAAAGATATCACTTTTAACAGTTTGGGTCCTGTTGGTGATAAAGTAGAAGAGTGGACACTTAAAGGAGCTTATATCCAAACTGCAAAATTCTCAGATATGGATTACACTGGTGAAGATTTAGCAACTGTTGATTTAACACTTACATACGATTACGCAATACTACAATACTAATTTCGGATTGTTGTAATACAAATTGAAAATTAAGAACCCCAACATTTTTGTTGGGGTTTTTTTGTTTAATTATTTTTATTATCATATTTATTAATAGGTTAACCAACAAATACAAGTTTTAAAACAAAAGAGTAACGTTATGAGTACAGAAAATTTACAAGATGATTATTCATCGAACATCTCCAACAAAGAGATGGTGGAACTCGCCAAACAACAACATCAACAAAAGCAAGTTTCTGATTACAAATTCCCTACTGAAATCGTAGATTTACCATCTAAAGGATTAATTTATCCAGAAGATAATCCGTTAGCATCGGGTAAGGTAGAAATGAAGTATATGACTGCAAAAGAGGAAGATATCCTCACAACACAATCATATATTAAAGATGGTTCAGTATTGGATAGATTATTCCAATCACTTATTATCTCAAATGGTGAAGGATTACCAGTAAAATATGTAGATATCACCGCAGGTGATAAAAACGCAATTATGATTGCAGCACGTATTTTAGGATATGGTAAGGATTATGAGGTGGAGATTACAGACCCATTTACTAACACAAAACAAAAAGAAGTTATTGATTTAACTCAATTTGAAAATAAAGATTACGATGGTAGTAAACAAACAGAACCACATAAAAATGAGTTCGAATTCACACTACCTCGTTCAACTCGTAAGATTACGTTTCAAGCATTAACTGAAAGTAAAGAACGTAAGATTAAACATCAGTTAGAAGATTTGAAAAAAGCAGGTCGTAAAATGAAAGATTTAACATCTAAAGAATTGACGACTCGTTTAAAAAATACAATTACATCAGTAGATGGGGAATACGATGCTAAATATATTAGTAATTTCGTAGATAACGAATTGTTTGCAGTAGATTCTAAGTCTCTCAGAGCATACATTAATGAAGTTGTTCCCGATATTGATTTAACTTATGAATTTATTTCTGAAGAGACTGGGGAAAGGAGAGAGATGCTACTGCCTATGGATGTCGGGTTTTTTTGGCCTAAGTCTTAATTATAGGAAGTTATTACACTCTCAAATATTCGACCTAATCTATCATGGAAATGGTGGGTTTACCTTTTCAGATGTTTACAATATGCCACTTTGGGCTCGAAAATTTTATATTACTAAGATTGTAGAATTTAAAGAAAATGAAAAACAGGCGTATGATAAACAAATGAAAAAAACAAAAGGTATAAGAAGATAATAAGAAACCCAACGTAATTGTTGGGTTTTCTTATATTTATACATATAACAATAAGGAAACTGATATGAAGATTAAAGAATCACAACTCAGAGAACTTTTTAAGGAAGTTGGTCTTTCTGAAGATATGTTTGATATATTCAGAAGTAAACGTAAAAAATTGGATAGAAAAATCAAAGATTTGAAATCTGATTTAAAAGATATGGAAGATTCAGCACCTACTGATAAGGATAGGGAACGTCTTAGAAAGTTAAACTCAACACTTCAAACAGCACTTAAATCAGGTGGTCTGAAAATATAGTAATTTATACAAATGGCTAAAAAAGATATTCAAAATCGTAAAAAGGAGTTGCAGGCAGAAATCCAAGCAACTAAAGATTTAGCTACTGTACAGCTAGAACTAATTAAAAATGCGCAAACACGAAAAGCATTATCTAATGAAGCCATAGGTTTAAAAGAACAACTACTAAAAAAATTAGAATCAGAAGAATCACTTACAGGTCAAATCAACAGTATTCAAGAAGCAATTGATGGTATGTTGAGAGAACAAATCGAAAGAGGTGAAGAAGTAAACCAACACTACATTGACCAGTTAGATAGTTTAAAATCTCATTTAGAAAAAAATAAACAAATTGCGTTAGCAGAACAAGAACGTAATAATTTAAATGAGGCTGGTAGGGGAATACTCAAAGATATGTTGGGTATTAATAGTGATATTGAAGCTGCAGTTACAGGTGGTGCTCTGAAGGCATTGTTTTTAAATAAAGCATTTGAAAGTGTAAGTGCTAGTGCAAAAAGAATAACTGATGGAATTAAAGAAGGTGTAACCCAATTAGGTTTATCAGCAAACGAAGCCGTTATGTTACAAGGAAAAGTAGAAATGGCATCGTGGAGTTTAACTGGATTCCTATATGGTACAGAGGCTATTGCAGCATCTGCAAAAGCAATCACCGCCGAATATGGTAACGTTAACGCCGCATCAGATGAATTAATTAAAGGTGTTACTGAACTATCTGCAGTAACTGGTGATGCATCATCAGCCCTTAAATTAGCAGAATCATTTGAAGCAGCAGGTGTTCCTGCAGATGAGGTTAGAGATAAAATAGAAGATATATCAAAAGAAGTAGGTATTTCTTCTACAATGGCAGTTAAGGGGTTAGAAAATCAGATGCATAGACTAGTTGGTGCATCTGAACAAGAAATAGAGGCCATAATCAAAGGTAACGCCGAACTAGCCAAACGTGGTACTACTATGGAAAAAATAGAAGGTTTAGCCAACAATATGTTGGATATTGAATCTTCTATGAGAAGTGAGGCAAAAGCTAGAGCATTATTAGGTAGAGATATCGGTGCAAATGAGATGAGGTCGTTATCAGCACAATTGATGACAGCAACCTCAGCAGAAGAACGTGCGAAAATTGAACAACAAATGGCCGATTTGTTATTAGAACAAGCCGGTACTGCAGAAGAGTTTAATAATCTTAGTCTTGTTCAACAAAACGCTATGGCCGAAGCATATGGTATGAGTAGAGAAGAACTTGCTACCAAAATCCAAACCGCTGATAAGCAAAAAGAACTTACAGAAAAATATGGTGAGTACGCTGATGAGGTTCAAAGAGCTAAAGATTTAGGTGTTATGGTTTTATCTGGTGCTAAATCACTTGTTATTGAAATGGTTAAGGTTGCTGCTAAAGCAGCAGTAATGAACGTTATGATGGGTAAAGATTCTGGAATTGGTAATTTCTTTAGTGCTGGTGTCAAAGGTGCTAAATCGCTTGCAAAAGGTCTGACCTCTCCAATAAAATCATTAGGAAGTTTAAAAGATAAAGCAGTTGATGCCCTCAAAGGTAAGACATCAGAAGTGATACCTGATACCAAAGATATGAGTAAGACCGTAACTGATGGTGGTAAAGCCGCAGGTGGTGGTGGGATGAAAGATAAGTTCAAAGACATGGCTGAGGGTTTAAAAGCTATGGGTGATGGTAAAGTATTCGCAGGTATTGGTGCAGTTGCATTAGCAGGACCTGCTTTCATCGTAGCACTTCCATCAATTCCATTCCTATTATTTATGGGTAAAGTTAAACTAAAAGCATTAGAAGAAAACTTTAGTGGATTAGCAACAGGTCTTAATAGTATGGCATCCACATTTATGGGTTCATT